TCTACCAGCGGGTCACGCGAAGCCGGCACGCGGGGGGCCAGTTGCATGTCACGCCCTCGTCGGAGACATCAACACTTCGGCCCCCATGATGGCGATCTTGACCGGGTCGGCGCCGCTGATCTCATACACGCGGTCGCGCAACTTGAGCGTCATCCCCAACCGGCGCCAAAACACCCGGCGTCCGTACTCGCCGATCTTGCCCATGCCCGCCCAGTGTTCGTTTGACCAAGTGTGGCCACCATCGTCGCTCCAACGCAACATGACTTTAGGGTCCGCGCCGGAAATGTTACCTGTGCTGACCGACGCAATGAAGTCGCCGTTTTCAAGCAGCAGATAACCGCTATCTTCAAGCAGTAGCAAGAACGTCGCAGAGTCCGAACCCCCGACGCCGGCTTCGCAATCAAGCTGCAGCGTATGCTGTGCCGTGCGGTTCAAATTGTTCTGGCCTGGCGGCAGCGCGCGCCAAGATCGAAGCCAGCGCTGAGCGAAATTGTTGTCGCTGTACACCTCTGGGTCAAAAGCGTAAAGCAGTCCGTTTAGCCAGTCACCAACCAATATGTCGTTGTTGAAGTTGGCTTGGCAGTTACTGCGATGCCGCACAAATCTGACGCCATCCCATCCGGCGCGCTCATGCCAAGCGCCAGTGGTGGCGTCGTAGCACCAAGTTGCGTTAGCCGTGGGGAACGTCAAGACGTAAAACAGATGGCCGTCTTGTTGGTACGAATATCCTATGGCGTCGTTGAGCACGCCGTACTGCTGGATCTGCCACTCAACGGCGTGCGTGCTGATGCGCTGGGCGTTGTAGCCGTTGTTGCGGTAGATGACGCCGTTGCCGCGAATATCGGACCCCAGCCAAAACACCGAGTTGTCCAGCTTGGCCACGCTGTACGGCGCCGCGCAACCAACTTCCATGAACGCGCCCGCGATGCGAGCGAGCGGAAAGTCAGCCAGGCCAGCGTTGTACCAGACCTCCACCGTGCTGGTGCCAAATAGCCACACCTCGCGGTGATTGACGTTCAGCGCCACCACATCGTCCGGGTTGCCCTCGGCGCTGGCAAAGTCCAAGGGGTCGATTTGCGTGCCGTCGTTGAGCGACGTCACCCAGAACCGTTGGCTGTTGGGCTGGTTGAAGACAAAATAGCCGTCGAGGTAGCCAACAGTCACGGCGCCGGGAAAGTCAGGGTCCGTGATCTGCTCAAAAACGCCCGTGCTGGCGTTGTAGATGAACGCGCTGGGGTTGCAGGCGATGAACAATTGCTCGCCGTTGTCCACCATGCTGACCGGCCCGCTGCCGTCGATGTAGCCTAAAAACGACGTGTTGTAGTTGCCGTCGGCCCGGTACAACTCTCCGCCAGACGCAACATACAAGTAGTCGCCAAACTTCCACAGCCCCCGTATCGGCCCTTGGCCGACTGGGAACACTTGCCGCAAGCCAGCGCACCGCTGCAGGAATGCCGGTTCCTTGCCGCCTTCCAGCACAACTTCCGGAAACAGGTTCACCATGCGGCTGTCCGCAGCATTGACGCTGCGGGCCACATAGCTGGAGCCGAGGATCGGCGTTTTCATCAGTAGTTGCCGGCGTACACGTTGAACCGCTGGCGAGTAGCCACCAGCGAGTACGGCAGGCTCATGATGTCGTCAGGGTTGTTGATGCGCTTCAGGTTGCGCTTGGACGTCATGGCGATGCGCTGCACTTGCGGGCTGGGCTCAACGCCGAACTCAGGCGCGATCTCCATCGCCAAGTTGTAAACGAACGCCCGCAGATAGCCTGGCGGGAACGACAGCACCGTAGACAGCGTGGCCGGCTGCGTCAACTCCTCAACCGAGATGAAATGCCACTCCAGCAGCCGCGTGGGCACCGGGTAGATGTACATCTCGATGTCGGGGTACGTCATGTTGACCCACAGCACCTGCGGGTACGTTGACGTCACGGTCTTGACCGCAATGCCGTTGTATTGCTGCTGGTTGATCAGCTTGATGCCGAAACTGACGTTCGTGCTGGGGTCGCGGAAGTACGTCGCGTCGTCCAGCAGGATGGGCCGGTTGCCCACAAAGTCGCCCGTAGGCCCCAGCGTGCGGCTGATCGTGCTGGTAGGCCAACTGAAAACTTGATCCTGCGTCGAGAACACCGACAACCGTTCGGTGTTCCACGATTCGATCATCTGGTTCAGCGCCGTCAGCGAGTCCTGCATGACGGCAGCAGAAGACGTTTCGCCCTCTGCCAAGACGCCCAGCAGACGCAGGGCGCGGTTGATCTGGTCACCCGCGGTGGTGGACATGCTCGGGCTCCTTGCGACGGCGGCGGCCCAGCGTGTTCACGGGCGGCGCGGTGTCGGGTTCATCCTCGGTGCCGGGAGTATACCGCTCCCATCCGCTACGCTCATCGTAAGCCGCTTCCATTTCCAGCGTGGCGATCTTGGTGCCATGAATGGGGTGGCGAAGATAGATGACAGCCATACGAGGGACGGGGGCCGAAGCCCCCGTAGGTTACGTTGCGGTAGTGACGTTTGTCCAGCCCGTAGTGCCGTTTGTGTTGACATACAGACGAGTGGATGTCGAAGACCCGTCCGTGCGCAGATATAGCGATCCTTGAGCAGCCGACACCGTGGGCGCGCCGGAGCCGATAAAGACGCCCAAGTTGGCCGTAGTGGTCGCCAAGAATGCAGCCGTGCCCCCGGCCGTAACCGCTACGGTGTTGTCAGCAATGACATTGCCAGTAGCCGTCAGAGACGCGGCGGTAACTGCGCCAGTAGCCGCCAGAGACGCGGCGGTGGCGGCGCCAGTGACGGTAACGCTTTCAAACTCGGGATCGCTGTACGCGACACCGACAGCCTTGGTATTAGGCATTATTGACCCTTTCAAAAACGGGGGCCGAAGCCCCCTGATTGATCACGCAGCCTTGTAGACCGTCCACGCACCTTCCGCGGTCTTCCAGAAACGGAAAATCGCGCTGGACGTGATGGCCACAGCTACGGTGGCGTTGCCGCCGTCAGTGAAGCCGGTGCCAGAGCCCATAGAGAACGTGACAGTGCCAGACGACGTGCCGATGTTGACAACGGACAGGTCGAACGTGCTGCCAACGGTAGCGTTGGGCAGCGCGGTGTCCAGCGTGGTTGCGGCCGGCAACGTGTAGGTCGCCGCGGTCGTGGAGGGGTTAGCCACCAACATGCCGCCGATCAGCTGCGCAGCCGTCAGGGTTGCAGTAGCGGTTGCGGTCTGCGGAGTAGCCGCGTACCCCATCGTAGTTTCGTTGCGGTTGCCTGCACCAACTTGGTAGCCACCAGCGCCATTAGGGAGAGCCATGATGAATTCCTTTCGAATGAAGTTCGGAAAGGGGGCCTTAGCCCCCGTTTCGGTTTAGCCCCAGAGACGGCAAGCCATCTGCGGACGAATGGTGCTGTAGCCGTACAGCACGTCAATCCGGCAGGGCATCCGGTCGTTGTTGATGTCGTACTGACGCACGACACGCAGGCTGATGCCGTTGTGGTTGGCACGGCTGGCCATGTCCACGCCTTGCGGCAGGAGCAGGTCGGCAGTGGCAAACGTGATGGCGTCCTTGTGGTAGACCAGGTTCTGCGGGTACTGCGTGGACGCAGTGCCGAGGAACGTGGCCGCTTTGCTGTTGCCAGGCAGAGCGTTGACGGTGGCCAGCGCATGAGACGCCGAGTAGATCGGAGCAACCGTAACAGTCGCCGCGCCGCCCGATGCAGTCACGTTTGCAAGCGCAACAAATTGGAACAGCGAGCCAGTGGATTCACGGGTCTGCGGGTTCACCGCATAGCAGTCAGCCACAGTGAACACGTCGCCAGCAAGAACGGTGTTGGTGCTGCCCAAACCGGTAAGTGCGATTGAAGTCGCGCCTTCGGCCGTCACCGCCGCAGAGGTCGTGCCGTTGGTGCGCGAGCCAGTCGTGAACTGCTTGATCGACTGAGACATGTTGATCTCGTCGAAGCCCAGCACGCCAGTGCCCATCATGCCGTTCTTGAACTGCTTGCTGATGGTGTCGGTGGGGTTGAACAAGCCCTTCATGCCTTCCACCAGACCAGCGTTCGCAGCGGGGTTGACCGTTGCGTAGCGGGGCGACATCACCGCAGCGTTCTCGTTGAGCTTCTGCTGGGCTTGCAGCAGAACCAGCGAGGTGGCCGGCGTGGTGCCAGGCGTACCAACGGAGTTGCCGATGGTCTTGAAGGCGTTGGCCACGTCAGCGTCGATGCTGGCGGCAAGCTGGCTGATACGAGGCTTCAGCACACGATCCGCGAAGTCGTCCAACTGCATCGTCAGTTCGGCGGACGTAAAGTTGACGCCGATGTGCTTTTGCGAGGAGACGGTCAGGGTCGTGAACTGCTCGTTGTCGTCCTGCACTTGCAGAGCGGCGCCGTCAGTCACCAGAGCGCGGTCCGGCAGGCGGATGCGCAGCGTGGAGCCGATCTTGGCTCCTTCAACAGCGAAGCTGTCGTCGTACTGGCGGTTCACGTTGCGCGTGATCACCAGGTTGTTTTCCAAGATCTCCAGGGCTTTCCTGGTGATCATGTCAATGGTCAGAATGCTATTGGCCACAATGAATTCCTTTCAAGTCTTAGCGGGATGCCTGCGCTTGCAACTTACGCATTTGTCTTGCTCGTTCGGCTTCAATCCACTCCGACGTACTCATGTTCTTGATGGAACGCGGGTCAGTCGTGTCATACGACGGGTTGTTGCCGCTGCGTGCGGTGACAGGTGTGATTGGTGCTGGTGCAGACGTTGAACGTTTGACGGGCGGATTGTCGGCCAGTTTGGCTTCGATCCTCCCAATTTCCTTGGCTTGCAGGATGGGCGGTAAGCGAGCAATACGTTCCGTTTCCTTGACGTTCGTACCAAGGTAGTACGCTACGTCAGGGCCGATATCAGACGCACGAATGGTGTCGGCCATGACGGTCGTGATTGGCAGCTTGGGGTTGTACGCGACTTGTTCAAAGTCGTCATACTTATCCCTTGCTTGCTCTTCACGATCGTGGTATGCCTCCAACAGTTCGGTGTGCTGCTTTTGCTGCGTTCGCAAGTAAATCAGTTCTTCGGCCTTTTTTACGGCCAGCGCCTCCGCGTATGCTTCCGGAGACTCAAACTGATCAACTGGCGGAACATCTTTCGGCGCAGACTGCCTGGTTTGCATTTCTGCTGACCTAGCCGCTTGCTCTCGTTCCCACTTGCGCTGCTCTCTTGCGAGGCGCTTGCTGATCATCGCGTCGATTTCAGCTTGGGAGAATTTCTTCTCCTCTGCGGTTTGCTCGACTTGGTTTTCAGCTACTTCCGGCGAACTTGCTACAACATCAGGCGCAGCCGTTGCTGCCTGTGCCGGCGCGGAGTCTACTTCCGCTAGGACTTGAGTTTCTTCAGTCATACGTGCTCATTTCGAGCCCCGGTGTGCTGCGCCGGTACAGTTGGTAAAACTATAGCACTTCTGCAGGTTCGTTTGCGGAAAGTTGCGCTTCAGCTTGCGCCTTGACCTTCATGAACACAGGGTACGCAGCGTCCAGCGGCAGCTTGCCCAGGCCAGCGAGCAGCACGTTCATGTCGTTGACAGACAGATCGGTGAGAGTGATCTTGGGTTCGTTCATTTGTCTTCTGCCTTTCGGGCCGAGACCTCCAGCGGGTTGTTTCGATAGCCGTGGCGGAGGGTGAACCACAGATACCGTGCGTAGAACCCGATCACACCGTGCTCTTCAATCTGCCGTGCGTGTTCGCGTTCATGCTTGATGAGCCGTTCGTTTTGCAAGCGCTCGGGCAAGATGTAGATGCCCCACGGGAGCGTCACGCCCGCAAAGCCCGTGCGGCGCAGGGTCCAGCCAATCAGGCCGTTTGCGGGGCGGATGACCATGGCAGCGGCAATTGCACGACGGGCGGGTTAATCTGATTTGCGATCAAACTCTGCACCGCAGCTTCAGTTGCGTCCTTGTTCACGCCGTTGGCCCAGCACCAGCCCAGCACCATGTCTTGCGTCAGGTCTGGATAGGGCGTGAAAGAACCCTCGGGCGCGGGGAATGAGCAGGTGCCGTACACCGTGGAGGCGTAGTCGCCGTCAGCGCCGTTGCAGCGCCAGCCAGCAGTGACAACTACGTCGGTGTTGTCGCCCTCAGTGGGCTTGCACTGCATCCATTCGATGATCCAAGTGAAGGTAGTCATGGTTGTCC